CAACAAACCAATCGCATTATTTGCGGTTATTATCATGGATTATTCGCTGTATGTGCTGGTGTTTTCCATGGCAATCCAATACTTCAGATCCAGGTTCTTATGCGTGAATTGCGAGATCACAGTCTTGCTAATTTCCACGCTATAGTCACCTTCAAACAACTTCAGGTTATCCAACTTAAAGTTGAACGAGAATGTTGCTTCTTCTGGATTGCTGCCTACTGGCAGAGTAAACACATTAGTGGTAGGATCCTTCAGATCCTTAACTACTGCTAATACTTCACTGCCCTTAGAAATAATGCAGAGATCGGAAAGTTGAAGAGCAGCACCTGATCGTTGAAGTTCACGAAACTGATCTGCCATCAGGTCAAAAGTAATAGCGACGGCTGGAGTCTTCACTTGCTTGGTTGGATACGTCAGAAGTGCTGGATCAGCAAAGTAATACTTTACTGAGGAACCATTAACACCTGTTACTACCACACACTTCTCGTCAAACATAAACTCAGGATCTTCAAGAAGAGAAACAATACCAAGAAACTTGTTCAGATCCCAGAGACCAAACTCGGAATCAAATGTTTCTTCTACGATGGCTTCTGCCATTACATTCTTGCTTGGTGAAATGGTGGAAATTTTGTTTCCCGCCTTCACAAACAAGTTAGAGTTAATACTGCTGAAATTCTTTAAAATGTTAAACGTCTGCTTAGAGATACTGGTTGTTGTACTTGTCATAATATAGTCATCCTTTACTTGTTAAATCTTTCAAAACTTTGGTAATCTTCATCATCACTATTGTGTCCATGTCGTAAATCATTCAGCCACTTTCTTGCGTCTGGACGATGTTTAGTTTTCTTCGCTTTCTTTCGTTCCTTCTGTAAGCGTTTGAATTGTTCATACTCCGATTCTGGTTCTTGTTCGTTTGCCATTCAAAATTCCTCAATACTTGGAAGGAGCTCCTTTAACTTGTGATCAATAAAATAATTAAACAATTTTTCTCGACCTTTTCCTTGTTGTTCTTGGTATGAATCTAAAATACTCTCTTCTAATGCTTTTGGAATACACGACAAGTCAATCATGGTCTTATTCCTTATATAGTTGGGTAATTCGCAAAAAGAAGATTCTTCTGATTGTTTCTTTAGTGCCTCTAATCTTTTGGCTGTCATTACGGTTTGACGTTTTCCGTCAGTCATAAAGGTATCGTCATCAGACAGCATATTAGGAACACCGTCAGAAGAATCACCTTTGATAATATGTTCTAGCAAATATCCACGAGGATCAGCACACTCCATAAGTTCTTTTTTGTTTGTGCTGTATTGCTTTACATTAGGAAAAATCTGAAGTTGTTGAAAGTCTTTATCGTTAGACAAGATCATAATCTTTTCTTGTTGAGCAAACCGTTTGGTTAAGGCAAAAATAATGTCGTCTGCTTCTGCTCCCTGAATACGAATATTAGGGTATGGAAAGATTTCTTTAATTTCATCTCGAATAACGTCTAGAATAGAATACACTTCTTTCCATTGGTCTGCTGCTGCTTCTTGTGTCTTCTTACGATTCTGCTTGTAATGGGGAAACCATTGTTTTCTCCAATAATGAGAACTGTCGTTACACACAACTAACTCGCCGTATTCACGAAACATCATTCGATATTTACGATACGAATTAAGTACAGTATGACGAATATAATCTTCGTTAAAATTCTCTGTGTCTTTAGCAGCTTGAAATATGTTTGCTAAAATTATTTGATTATTGTCAATAAGAAGCATAATGTAATTATATCACGTAAAAAACAAAAGTCAATAAATTTGTACCCATTGTTCACTATTTGCATCAATTATATATTTGTACAATTTAGCAGTACTAGGATCCCACCATTCATCTCCCAGAGTAACTCGACTTGGTGGAGTAATAGAACTAAAGAATGTTACTGTGGTTCCTGTTCGTTCAGAAACTAAGGGTTGCCATCCTGAAGATGTATGTTCTGGAGACTTACAAAGATCAGGAGTACGTTCAGCAATATACGCTTCTCCCTTTTTGTATACAATATCTCCTTGGGCATATTGTATGCATTGTCCATCGATTCCACTAACTTTGAATATTCCTTTGAAATTAGTCATCAAGTATCTCTTTGAAAGCCTCTAGTGTATTTATCATAACTTTAATCTTTTTCTTACCAAGATATTCATAGGCTTCTTTTAACTCTTGATCTTTTCCTGTGTGTGCTGCTTTTAATTCGGCAATAAACGGATCAAGTATTTTGGACATCTTTTTCCAGTGAATATGATTTATCTCTTCTACTTCCAACCAACCTTCATGGTCAAATTTAGCGGTTTCGTCTTCACCGACGGCAAGAAACAATTCATCAATTCTTTCATTCATATTACACAAGTAACCTTCCGTCTTCTTTCGAATATGATCTTGAATGGATACTTGTTCTTTTACTACCTTTGGTTTAACTACCTGACCAAGTTTAATGATATGTTCTACTTCTGATTTAATATTATCTAAAACTTTATCAACAAACTTTCCACCAAGATTCATGATTCTGCAGTATTTACCTATACTCATTATGGATGGGTGCGTGTCTGATACTTTAACAGCATCACGAACATCTGACTTGGAATATTTGTTTCTCTGCATCCAATCAATCACCCAAGGCTTATACACTTCATTTTTGCAACTGTAACTATACCAACTGGTTGCCTTAAGAATTCTGGCATCAATTTGCTCTGGAGTTAGAGTAGCCACATCCTCCCAAGAAGGTTCGTTCTTGATAAGCAAAGAATCTACAGAATCGCCACGCTTGATACGTTTGTGTTTTGTTTGTTTTCGTTTCATACTAATCTGCTGAAGTTTCGTTTCTTTTCGAATTGAATTATTGAACCGAATCTATCTAGTAATTGATCAGTTTTATGACTGATGACAAATACATTAACCTTAGACCCAAACGAAGATATCAATTTCATAAACTCATCAGTTCCAGTACCATCTAAACTAGAATCAAAAACTTCATCTAGAATCAAAAGGTTTGTGGAAACACTATTCTTTAATCGAGCAATTTCTCGCCAAGTAAGAAGCAGTGCTAAATCTATACGCATTTTTTCGCCTTCACTAAATGATTCATACGTGAATATGTCTCGGTGGCGACTCTTGATGATTTCCTTGAACTCTTCGTCCAGATTAAATATAGCATAGAAATCCATGCTTGTCAAGTACTTGTTTACATGTTTATTGATTAAAGGAATATAATACTTAATAATTTTTGATTTAATGCCACTATCTTTAAATAAATTTATAAGTTGGTCGTAGCATTTAAGAGTTTTTAGGACTTTATATTTTTTATCAATCAGATCAACTTCTTTATTCTCTAATTCTACAAGTTTACTCTCAAACTTGGCAATCTCCTCTTGAGAGTATGTCTTGGCATTATTTAATTCAAGATTTGCGTGACTAGTATTCAGACTCTTTAAGGTTTCTCGTTTATTAGCCAAACGAATAACATTAGTTTGGTGTTCGTTTAATCGACCCTGAATCTCTTCTATTTGTTTCTCGGTCTTTACAATTTGCGTGTTTATATCCTGAGTGCCTTGCTGGTATTCATCTAACTTTGATTTTCTTTGTCCTAATAGGGCATCCTTGTGTTCATGCGCAATTCCCTGTTTACACAAAGAGCATGTTTCGTTATTGTTAAAGAATTCAATATCTTCATTAATGCTCTCTTTAGCCTGTTCAATTTTGCCAAGAATCTTTTGGGCATCTGTTCGTTTTTTCTGAACTTCCTTTAATTCGTTCTGTATTGAGGCACCAGAAATCTTTAATGGCTCTGACAACTCATCTATATCAGTCTGTATAGCAACCATTTCGGCTTTTAGTTGAGCCTGTGCTGCTTTACGTTCTTCTATGATCTGTTGTGTGTTCTTTACTAGGGATTGTATGGTTTCTTTGGTATCTGCGATTTGTGCTTTGGTTACTTCGATTGAAGTGTTTGTTGTGTCTAGTTCAGACTTAACCCCATTCACCTTGTCCTTAACCACGACATTCATTTGCGAAAATATGCTAATATCTAATATGTTCTCTATAACCTGACGACGATCAGTAGGAGTTAATTGCATGAACGGAACAAATGAGGAACTTCCTAACACAACAACCTGAGAGAACGTCTTAAAGTTCATTCCTAATATCTGAGATTCTAATACTTCTTGATAATCTTTAATCTTTGCGTCTTGATTAAGTAGATTGCCGTCTTTATAGATTTCAAATAATTTTGGGGCTAGACCACGAACCACCTTGAACTCGTTTTTTCCAATACTGAAATTGATCTCTACCACGCAATTCTTTTTGTTTACGGAATTCACTAGTTGAGGGATATTAATGTTACGAAATGGTCTTCCGTATAACCCAAAGGCAATAGAGTCCAATAAAGCAAAGGATTTGCCGTTACCGTTACTGCCACATACTAGAGTTGTAGATTTCTCTCCTAACTTAACTTCGGTAAAGCTGTTTCCAAATGAACCAAAATTTTTAAATCGAACAGTCTTGAATACGATCATGAAAGTGTTTCCATATAGACTTGACGCATAATTTCTTTTAATTGTTCTGTGTTATCAGATTCTAAAAATTCAATTTCTCGATTAACTAGACTCAAGGTATCTTCGGCAATATCAAACTCTGGACTATTTTCGTCGTCTTTGGTTACTATGTCTTCAATGATTGTAATACTTGCTGGCTCTCCAGTATACAACAAATCTATGAACTCGTCAAATTTTCTTTCATTCTTTTTATTTAATACTAGTACACGAACATAAGTATTTTTGTATACGCTAGGATCTAGATCACTAAAATCTCGTTTATCTGTCCATTCAATACTATAATACATTTTATGTGGATTCTTGATAAATGTTAGTTCACGAGTTTCTGTATCGTATACGTGAAATCCTTTATCTTGATGAAGATCTGCTGTAGTCATTTCGTATTGAGTTCCAAGATAATGAATGTTTCCTTTAGAACTCTTTGTATGGAAGTGACCAGAAAGAACCAACTCAAACTTCTGTAGGAATTTATCTTCCATTCCGCTAGAGCATTTGATATTAGATATCATCTCGTAACCGTTCAGTTCAAAATGACCACATACTACTGGTGCTGTGCTGGCTTCAATAGCCTTAATTACGGCTGATTTGTTTTCTTCATTAATCCAAGGAACCATTAAGAACTTGGTACCGTCTGCTACTACTAGTTCTGTGGTGTGTTCGTATAGGTGAAATTTAGAATAACAATCAACAAACAATTCCTTTGGGGAGTTTAGATGATTGGTATTCTTATAGAATACATCATGATTTCCAAGAATACAATGAAGATCCACATTGTTAGTTTCAAACCAATTCATGAATCGTTCTCTTACATGTTTTAGTGTATGAAAATTTATAAACTTACGACGATCAAACATGTCACCTAAATGAATGACTGTATTGATGTCGTTTGCTTTTAAATAAGGAAATAATTCATTATCAAAAAACTTAAAGAAATAATTTAAAAATAATGGAGAATCCCCACGATTCCCAAAATGTGAATCCCCAATAATGCATATTTTCATGATTTATAGTTTTCGCTTTTTACGTACCTTAGGTTCATACTTCTCTATATCCTTTTCTGTGATAGAGAAATGTTCACTTAATGCTTCTCGTGGATCATCCTTTTCAAAGTAATTAGTTTTACACCACTTATGCATTGTACCATCATCTAGATGCTCGGTCAACTTAAACTTGATATAATTTTGCTTTTTTTCTTTTTCTATGCGTCTAAGGAAGGCATAGTAGATTATTTGAGTGAAATACGAGAATGGATTCTTAGATTTCTTAGGATTAAAGTTATGGGCATACATGAGACAGTTCTCAATAGCATCTCCTACCATCTCTTCTCGGTATGGATAGTTGGCAAAGTTATGCTTGGAGGAAAGGCGTTCAGCAATCTTCATAAAGCACTCGCCAATATAGGTGGATACTGGTGGCTTATCGTCTTCTACTTCTTCTGCTTCTCGTATTTGGCGTTTCCAAATAACCATCTCAGCAAGGAACTTCTTGTTGTCCACATAGTGGTCGCTATCCTTGGTGAGCCGTTTTTGGGGTGCAATCGGAGGATTTACAATATCTTTAGATTTTTTAGATTTTTCACTTGACATAATTAAAATTTTCGTGTATACTTGTGTGTCTAGTATGAATGAGAAAATAGAGAATCAAATAATATTAGATATTACTGATAATCATTAGACTTTGGATCTGGATTCCAATCAGTCCATTTATTACCAAAGTCTTCTTTTTTCTTATTCTTACTTGTAAATTTATCAACGCTCATACCTTCACCGTTGCCATCGGTTAATTCATTTATTATTTTACCCAAATCGGAACGCTTGAGCATTCCACTCTTTAAAAGTTTGAGAAGAACATTGGGGGAAAACACTAGATTCATATACACTATTGTATCATCAAAATCAGGTTTTGCAAGGTCTTTTCTTGGTTTTTCTGAATTAAAATCCATCCCCATATCTTTCATTATTTGATCCATTTTCTGAAACAAAACATCCTCTTCCTTCTTAGAAATAGGTGAGGTTAAAGAGGTCGGATAATCTGTAGAAATTTCTGGAAGATCCCCAAACAAATCCATTAAGGATGGAAGTTTTGGAGTAGCGGGTGGCTTGGTAGATTTAGGCTTAAGCTTTTGCTTATCTTCCTTGTTCTTTTCTGCATCATACAAAAGTTCAATATCGTTACTTGGAGTACTAACAGAAACAACAGATGCTTCTGAAATAGTTACCGTGGTATCAGAAGAAAGAATAATCCAATTTCTTAGAGTAAATATTTCCTTTACTCTGCCCATCATATCAGCAGATAGTGTGGATTCAAATACCATAGGTCTAGTCAGTATAAGTCTACCGTTTCTACCTTTACGAATAGTAGCAATCAACTCTTCACCAGACATCATCTTAATTAATTTATAGGGGGTTCTCATCATTAGTCTCCTTGGGCAACTGAATAGGAACAATCTTAAAAGGAAATCCTTCATTAGTATATATTTTAAATCGTTGCTCTAAATGTTTCATACCATGGTTCTCGTAACTCTTATAAGATAGATCATCTGCAATATCAAATAATTTCATTTTAGATTTTGTTTCTGTTTTTCGCAAACCTCGTCCAATAGACTGGAGTACACGAATAACAGACTTGGAAGGTGAAGCAAACACAATATTATTAATATTTCGTATATTAATTCCTGTGGAACAAGTTCCGTAAGAAGCAATTAAAACGGAATCTGTTCCTTTATCTACAATTTTTCGGATTTCTTCACGAGTCTCAACATCAGTTTCTCCGTGAATAAAATAAATGGATTTATCGGAATCGTTTACTATCAACTCATACAATGGCTTTCCTTGAAGCTCCACAAAATTAAAAAGAACCAAGGTATTGCCTGTTAGACTGTTACATAAATTTTTAATAAATTTATTTCGTCCTTTATGAGTAACCACAAAACGAATCTCGTCTTGATATTCCATTCGTTTTGTTTTCTGAATTTCTTCTGCGGTATACTGAAGTTTTAAACAATCAATATTGATACTGGATAATAGGTCTTTATCAATTAATTTTTTAGTAGTTGTGGTGTTGTATACAGGTCCAAATAATCCCTCAATAACAAACTGATGAATCTGCATTCCACTTAGAGTTCCAGTAGTGCCTATTCGGTAATCTGTGTTCTTGGCTTTGGTCATAATACCAGTCAGGGATTTGGCACTAAACAGATGTACTTCGTCTCCAAACACACCCACAAAGTCGTTAAACCAAATTTCTGGTTGTTTATAGATGCTCTGCCATGTGGATATAATAATACGTTTATTTGTGTCCTTATCCTTGCCTGCCATAATTGTATGAATATTACGATCTGCCTTCCAAGTGTCTAGTTTTGCGTATTCTCGGAAATCTGCCAACATCTGGGAAACTAGGCTGGTAGTAGGAACAATTATGAGCAGTTTACCTGTGTTATGAGTTTCTAGTATCCAGCGACACAAAAGATACAGGATTAGAGACTTACCGCTGCCTGTAGGACTCACGAGAAGGGCCCTAGAATGCTCTAGGCTGTGTAGGACGGCTTCAACCTGGTAATCGTGGGGTTTGATCATGGAGCCGTTAGCCTGGATAGGCAAGTTCTCTATAAAATCGCTCACAAGGGCATTAGATGGCTTCTGGTACGTTCTTGGCGTAAAGGAGTAGGAATACCCTCGATCCTTGGCAAACTTGATCAAAGGTTCCACTAATCCAGCGTACATGGACTGGGTAAAAAGATTGAATAGGCGTATTTTACCGTCCCAAATCTTGTTCTTATACGCTGGGGTGTACTTAAAGTTAGGCATAGTGAAAGTAAAGTAGGAATTGAGTTCTTTGGCTAAAGAACGATCACAATCAACCTTGACCATAACTGCATCTGGTTGTGTAATATTCAAATCTGCCATTAAGCCCCCTGAGTAAACTTGATCCAGTCTATCATGGCTCGTATCTGCCATTGACGGTTCTGGACTATTTTAACAACACCTTCCAAATAATTAACAATTTCTTTTTGAAAATCTGCCTTTTGAGACATTCGGATATATTCGTCGTCAGAGTCTATCAGATCATTGGCTTCAGTCTTTAATACATTCAATTCAAACGGTT